TGCAGCTTCCACAGGCCGTCAGCCTGGTCGAGGTAGACCGTGCCGTCGATCTGCTCCTCCATGCGCCGCAGCGTCGTCGCGGCGTCCTCTGGCGAGTCCAGCAGGAACGAGAACCCGTTGCCCTCGTCGAACAGGGTGATGCCAGCAGTCACGAAGCTGGCCGTGTCGACGTCGGCCGCCGGAATGGCCATGCCCTCGGCAGCGGTGATGAGCTCGTAGATGCAGCAGGCAGGGTTGGCGTCGGCGCCGTTGACGATGTGCCGGTTGGCAGTCAGGCCGATGGGGTTCGGCGTGCGGCGCAGCTCGAACTTCCAGGGCTTGATGCTCGTCGTGTTGCCGACGTAGGTCCGCTCGGTGAAGGGCGCCTGGTAGCAAATGCCGGTATAGGCGGGCGTCTGCCCGCCTATGTCCTGAAACGGCGCCAGGTAGGCCGAGGGGCTCTGCGTCGCGGTGCCAGCGAAGAACTCGAACGTCCCCACCACACCGCCCTGGCCCAGCTCGTCGCCGCCGAAGAGGCTCGGCTTGTTGATTGTGTAGGTGTCGCCGTGCTCGACCGAGCCGGTGAAGACCAGATCGTCGCCGATCCAGACGCGCGTCAGCTCGTCGATGGGGTCCTGTCCGATGCCGCGGCAGAAGGCCCACTGAACGCCCATGAAGTACTTGAACTGCCCAGTCGGCGTGTGGCTGAACAGGCCGTCGACGACGATCGCCTCGTTCTTCAGGTCTCCGTACCAGACGACGTTGGGGCCAGCGATGCGCGTCGTTCCCCACAAGATCGGGACTGGCCGACCCTCGGTCGCGGTCGGGAAGTTGAAGTCGCCGATGCCCGCAGGCTTCTGCGTCTCCGACTTCGGCTGCATCAGCTTGGACAGCACCAACGTCGCCGCCCAGAAGATGAACGTCATCCAGAATGCCATCGGCTATAGCCCCGTCTCGAAGGGGTTCTTCTTCGGCACGAAGGGGAAGCCTCCATAGTTCCCGCCGTTGTTGAACTTTGGGCATCCGTCAGCACTGGTGTCGTGCGCGCAGCCAGCCAGCACGTTGACCAGCGTCGGCATTGCGGTGAACGGCAGCAGCATATACAAGTCATCGCCGAACTGGTCGAGCACCATGCGAAAGTCGCCTGCGCCGATCGCCTCGATCATGCCGCCAATGAACCAGCCCGGCGTGAAGTCGGTCGAGAGCCCTGGCACCGTCAGCACGCGCCCGACCTGGGCGCTGACGCTATAGGCCGACGCCAGAAATGCAGGATCGGTCGGGCTGACCTTGCAGGTGTTGGGCTCGTAGTGGACATGGTTGCACGGGCCCTGATAGGTGAAGCTCGGCAACGCGTGATTGCCAGCGGCGAGCCGCGGCAGGCTGGTGATGACGGCCTCCTTTACGCCCCTGCGGTAGCTGACGGTCTGCACCTCGCCGTCGAAGATGGTCACAATCTCGGGCGTGCCGCCGTCCGTGCTGTGGAAGCGCCGCGCCAGCAGCAGCACGCGCTGGCCAGGCGGAACGTTGAGGAACAGCTGCGGTAGCGGGTGCGAGGCCGGCATACGCAGCTCGAATTCGGTGTCGTGCTTGTCGAGATCCTCCTGCAGCTTGCCGCGCTCGATGGCGACTGGTTCGTAGTCCTCGACCCCGATCGAAACGCCTGCCTCGGTCGACGTCACGCGGTAGATCGCAGCGCCGACCGTGAACTTGAAGACCTCGACCGGCTGGCCAGACTCGACGCTGGTCTCGACGCTCTGGTAGGTCACTCGAACACCGCCACCACCGGCGTGGTCACCCTGGCGCTGTTGCCGTTCTGCTGAAACTGGATCCTGATCCTGTCGTCGTCGATGCGCACCTTCTCCACGAAGTCAATGCGCTCGACCTGCGCCGGCGTGAAGGTCGACGGCCAGGTCCCGTTGAGCGTCAGCGTCTCCTCGTTTGCTCCGACCTCGACCGATCCGAGCACCGTGCGCAGCAGCGCGGGCGCACCGGTGGTGAAAGCCACACGGATGACGTTCAGCGGCTGGCGTTGGCGAATAAAGCGCGTATAGCCGATGTTGGAAATCGTCAGCGCGGCCGAGGCCGACAACAGGTTCTGCGTCGGCACCAGATCCGGGCGGAAACGCGCCAGGTAGAACGAGATCTGCCGCCCGCGCAGCAGGTACATCAGCTGCCGCAGCTGCCAAACAGCCTGCCGACCCTGCGCGAAGAAGGTCTTCATGCTGCCGCGCTTGCTGCGGTCCCAGGCCGACGTGCGCTCAACCTGACCAGTGTCGCCGTCGATCACGACCACCTTGCGCGTGTAGCTCTGCGCGCTGGTTCCCTTGACAACGTTCGGGTCGTCCAGCAGCACCTTGCTGTTGAAGGTCGAGAAGGCCGCGCCGCTGGACAAGTCCAGCGCGTTATCCTCGATGTCGAAGCGCGAGCTCATCTCCTCGAGGCTGACCGGATGGCGCTCGCCCTGGATCACGTCGCTTGCACGCCCGATCTGCACCGGGAAGACCGACGTGCCGATGGGATAGACGTTGGCGATCGGGTTCTCGAATTCGATCGTCGTCGCCGTGATTGCCACGATCGTCTGCACGTCGAACAGCGTGCGGTCGATCAGCACCACCGCCAGCCCGCCAACGCGCAGGTCTACGAACGCCGTCGAGACGACGTTGATGATGAGGTCGCCAGGGCTGATGGCGACGGTCAGGAACATCTCGTCGAACCACAGCGGCAGCCCGAACGGCCGGTGCTGCCAGTCGAAGATGGCGGCCTCGACCGCCATGCGTTCCTCGCCCTCCTCGATCTTGTAGTCGTACAGGAACGCCTGGCGCGGATAGCGGCGCGGTGACGGGCGCAGCTCGCTGCCATCCTTGGCCTCCTGCACGTCAGTCAAAAAGCCCAGCTCCTCGACGAATGGCAGCTCAGGCCGCGGGAAGAACAGCACGATGCGCTGGATGTCGACCGGCACGAGGATGGTGCTGCCGTCGTCGAAGACGAACTCCATCTCGTCGTCAACGATCGGCTCGCCCTCCAGCGAGACCTGCAGCACCATCTGAATGCCGCCCAGCGGCGGAATCAGCACCGGCACACCGGGGAAGCCTGAGATCGTCGTGCCCGAGTCGGCGACCGGAACGAACGTCAGCCAGGTGATGTAGGCCTTGCGGTAGCCGTTGAAGACCTCGAAGGCGCCAGCCTGCGGCGACAGCACGTTGCCGAACGAGAAGAAGCGTGGCACGACGTGCATGCGCTCGAAGAAGTCGATGCCGCTGGTCATGCTCAGCTGCTCCTCGCCGCTGAACGCCTGCTCAACCTCGTCGTCGACAACAGCCGGCGTGTGCACGCCCATCGTCGGGTCGACCTCGACCGCGAACGTGACGTGCGGCAGCGCCATGGGCATGGCGAACGCCACCGTCGCGCCGAACCGCTCGGCCTGCAGCCGGTAGTCGACCAGCACCCCAGAGAACGTCGCCACGGCCTACGCCGTTTCCTTGCGGTAGGCGATCCCAGAGAAGTAGGTGCGGTAGGCCACGTTGTCCGACGTTCGGATCCCCAGCGGCAGCATGACGTAGGTGTCGGCGCCCACCGTCACCTCCTCGCCAGCAGAGAAGTTGCGGATGTTGATCCCGCGCACGTCTGGCAGATAACCAAGCAAGTGCCGTCGCGTGGTGGCGACCGACTCGGCGTGCCAGATCGGGATCTTGTACATGGGGATCAGGCCCGTCAGCGACGAGCCATTGAACACGCCGAAGCTGCGCGCCACAGGCCCGCCGCGGTAGCCGCCGCGAATGCGCTCGCGCGCGATGCCTGCGGTGTCGAGCCCCGTCGAGACAGCCGTCGTCGTGCCACCGATGACGCCCCACTTCCCGGCGCCGGGCTGGCCGGTCAGCCCCTCGCAGTGCACGGTTGCCGCCATCGGCATGCCCGTGGCGGTGTAGAGCCCATCCAGCAGCGCCGACTCCGAGATGTCGATCGGGGTGTGGTTCGTCGAGCCGCCCATCATGTGGCCGTAGCAGTACTCGCCGCCGGTCCACGTCCCGACCTTCTCGATGTTGCCGAAGCCGAGGTGTCGGAAGGCGCCTGTGGCAAACTCAACCCCGACGTGCAGGTAGGCTGGCCCGCTGTCCTGCTCAAAGAAGTGGTAGGACAGGAACGGCCCGTTCCCGATGTCGCTGACGTGGCGCTCGTCGTCCAGCAGCGTCGTGACGTGCGACGTGGTCGCGTTGTATCCGTTGCCGCTGTCGTTCGGGTGCGTACCGGGCTGGTTGCCGCCGGTGTAGCCCAGCGCCTGGTGCATCGACATGGCCACCGGTGTGGCCACGGTCCAGCGCGCAGAGACGAAGACGTTGCCCTTGTGCAGCGCCCAGCTGCCGCCGGCGGTGTCGAGCTGGTCGCTTGTCCAGCCGTTGGCCCCCGCGAACGTGTGCAGCTGGGTCAGCAGGTCGGCGAGCGTGGTCGCGGTCCCCTTCTGGTACGCCACGTCTCAGTCCTCCCTCATCGCCAGGTAGCTGTAGGTCGCGGTTCGATTGCCGTTGTAGAACATGCGGTAGCGATTCGTCGCGGCGCTGACGATCTCGTCCTCCGCACTCTCACCATTCGCCTGGCTGACCCAAAACAGGCCGTCGACCTCACCCATCTGGACGTAGGCGTCTGGGTTGGCGGTGATGTCGCTGCGCAGCACGACGCACGGGAACAGCGGGATCTCGCCGCCATAGGACGGGTAGATGAACACGGCACCGGCGCCGTCAAGGAAGATGACGTCGTCCCAGTTGAAGCCGTTTCCCTCATCAATGATCCGGTCATCGACAACCAGCTGCGTCACGGTTGACGGCCCGAAGCCGGCAGGATAGAGCGTGTTGTCGTTCTGCCGCGTCGAAAGGTTGAGCGTCGTGTCAGTGGTGAAGTCGAAGTTGCGAACGCTGACCCAGCTGCCGTTGGGATCCCAGACGTACGCTGGCCCGCTGCCGCCTGTGCGGCCCAGCACCTCGCTAAGGCCCGAGACGATCCCCGACGTGTCCTGATACCAACCGGTCAGCCGGTTCGTGGCACCAGCGATGTAGAGCGGGTAGGGGAACTCGCTGGTGGTGCCGAGCTGGTTCAGGAAGCCCAGGTGCCATCCCATGTAGCGCGTCAGCGAGGCAGTGCGCGTCTTGGCATTGCCCATGAGGCGCCGCGGGGTCACGCTAACCCAGAAGTCCATGTCGAAGGCGTCGGTTGGCTTCAGAGGAACAAACGCCCCGACGTTCAGCGACGTGGTGATCGCGCCGCTGGCTTGCAGGCCAGGGCTGATGTCCGGCTGCTGGTGGAAAGGCAGCAGCGGGTTGTAGGTCGACATGCCGAACAGGGCCCAGTTGAAGGTGGTCGCGCTCGCGGCCGCGTTCGAGCCCTGCCAGGTTTTGATGCCAACCACGATCGCGTCCGTCGCGCCGTAGCCCTCGCCCTCGAGAATGACAACCTGGTCCAGCGAGGAGGAGAAAGCCCAGGTTACGTTCAGAGTTGCGCCAGTGCCGCCAGCGGGCGCCACCGTGGTGACCACGGGGTTCGTGGGGACCTCCTCGTACTTGCCAGCGCTCAGCAGGGTAACCGTAGCCACGGCCGAGCCGGATAGGGTCGCAACGGTGAACGTCGCCGCGCTGCCGCCGTCGCCTAGCACGCCACCAACCACCGTCAGCACATTGCCGACCGAGTAGCCCGTGCCGCCGGCGGCCACCGTGGCGCTGGCAGCAATCTGGCTGCGCCTGCGCAGGACCCAGCCAGTGAAGTCCATCGTCAGGTCCATGGTCGCGCCGGCACCGGTACCGCCTGTGACCGCGTTGCCGCTGAGCGTCGGATTGACCGTGTAGGCGCCGCCAGTTTCGATGCGCACCGTTCCGATCACGCCAGCCGGCGCGGTCAACACACGGATGGTAGCAGCGAAGGAAAACGTGCCGCCGGCGACGGTCAGGATGTCGCCCACCGTGTAGCCGGCGCCGCCGTTGTTCACAACCGCCGTTGCAACGTGGTCGCTGGTGGCAATCTGGATCAGCTTCTCGAGCAGCGTGATGTAGTTGGTCGCGGTTCCGGTCTGCCACGTCATCGCACCAGGCTCCCTACGCGTCGGCGGTTGCGCTGCAGGACGTTGAGCACGGCCTGTTCGCCAGCCTGGCTCTCTATCCCTGCGGGGATCTCGTCCTTGTCGCTGACGTTGAAGACATTGACCGAGGCGGGCGGCGCGCTGACCGTGATCTGCGGCGGGCCCTGCGCCGACATCATGGCGGCCGTCTCGCCCGCGGGCGTGATGGTGCCGCTGTCCTCTGGCGTGAACAGCTCTGGTCCCTGCTCGCCCACGATGTAGGGCTTACCCTCCTCGGCTGGACCGCCCTCAGCCAGCCCGCCCAGCCCGCCAAAGGGGTTGAACAGCCCCGCGCCGCCGCTGCCAACGCCCAGCCCGAGCAACGACTGGAAGGCCTGGTGCAGCAGCAGGCGTGTCAGGTCAGCCAGCACGCTGTTGACGAACCCGGCCAGGTCGGCCTCGCCAGTGGTCACGAACTTGACCACCGCATCCTCGGCGTTGTGGAAGGCGTTGACGACCAGGCTTTGGGCCGCGCCCGCGACGTCGGTCATCTCCAGCTTGATCTGCGCTAGGCCAGCCGTCAGGCCCTGCTGCAGCGCGTTGGACAGGCCAGCGGACGATGCCTGGATCTCCAGCAGCGCG